AAAGCTCTAAGGCTACCCTCCGACTATCGGTAGACGGCACCAAGACAATCCTCAAGTGGGACGGAGAGACCCCTGAGGTCTTTGAGGGAATGGACACCTACACTCACGCAGAGATCCTGGAGGAGCTTGCAGGACCAGCCTGGACCTCTAATGAGGAGCCAGGGCAAGCCGCAGTATCGTCGCAGAGCTACGTTAAGTATCGCGCAAAGAGTTCAGCCCAGGAGCGCCTGGCAGAGTTCCCTGAAGGTCACGGGATCACCGCGCTGCGCTCTACTAAAACCTTTGGAGGGTCGGCCATCATCCTGAGCAATGAAAGCCAGAGGCAATACCTCAACGCTGAGGAGCTCGAGGATCTTGAGCCTGTAGGTGACGAGGAGTGGGTCGAGTGGCTTGCAAAATATGAGCCAGAAGCACCGTAGAGGCTCCCCTACCCCTTCTTCTTTCCCCTGGCCACCTTTACCGCGCCATCCGCTATGGCGTAAATGAGCGCCCGCCAGGACGGCTTCCCGGCTGCCGTGCCCCTGGTGTTTTTACATCCCAGCTTTGTCGCGATTTGATTGAGCGATTCTTTGCGCTCGTCGCTGAGTTTGAGGCTTTCGCGTTTCATCGTCCTGGTTCTCGTTTAGGCATCACCTACGCGGAGGTCAATTGAAACCCCTGGAGCTGGCGCAACTTTTTACGCGCCTTCACAGCCTGGCTCTTTCTCCATGAAAGCTGCTGGCACTCTGTCCGGATGTTCATAGCAATCTCGTCCCGGAGATACTGCCGGCCTCGGGGGCTCCTGGTCTGCTTGTCAATTGTTGCGTATTTTGCTCTGAGCTCTGCTAGGTTCTGCAGCTTGCAGTCTACCATGTGTTCAGCCAGCTCAACGTGCAGCTCTGCCTGGGCAATGTCCGACTGGGCGGGATAAGTAAGGGTAGTGTTCATGGTGTGGCGTGGTTGAGGGTTAGCTGGGATCTCCCTTTGTCACGGCTCCGAAAGCGGCAATCAAACTTGCACAGGTCCACTCGTGACAGCATGAGCAGCCCTCCCAGTTCCAGCCATCTGCTAGGTGTAGCCAGATGCCGTCTTCGTGCTCGTCCCAGATTTCTATAACTCGGGAGTCTTCGCAAATTTTGTCCAGGGACTTGTAGCGTGTTTTGTTTTTTGAATGTCTCATAATGTGGTGTGGTTGGTGTTGTTAGTATCGGGGAAAGTAAGCGCCTGTTTTTTTCTCAACACGGGCCGCTGCAGCGTAAAGGACAAGAGCTTCCTGGCGGGTTTTGTCTCCGTAATCCACAGCAGGTGCGATGGTGTGAACCGCATTGGATCCGTCGATTGCGTCATGCAAAATGGCAGCGTCTACTTCGTCTTTAATTGAAAGCACTGCTCCAGGCTTGTAGTCGAGGAGGTCGTCGCAACGCTGAATAATATCCTCGCTAGGGTAGTGCTCCTCTAATGCCTCAGCGATGCAGCAAGGGGTCTCAAGACGATCTGAAATTAAAGACCACTCGATGCGAGTGAACTTGTAAGTTATAGGAAAGGTAGCAGTCATGGTGTAGTGGTGTTGGTCATCAAAAAGAAAGTAGCTACTTTTCTGCTGTAACGCAACAAGAAAGGAGCTACTTTTAATCTTTTTTCTTCCGGGTTTATTAACCCCTGTTTTCCAGGCTTATTTCTTAATTCAGCCTCTCGCGTCTAGCTCCTCCCTTTTTGAATTCAGCAAGCAAAGCGGCTATTTGATCGCAGGCGCCCCCAGGCTCTTCGTTCTTCGCAGTGCGTATTGCTATCTCTTCTTCCGTGAGCCTCCTGGGCAACGGATTGTTTCCAGAGCAGTGTACGACTTGGCACTGGTAATTGCTTGCCCCTCCACGTTCCTGGCAACGCTTGAGCCAGTTCACAATGAACCTCGCGTAGTTTTTCTTTCTGTTGCGAGGGTTGCTTGACAGCCACTGATTCATGGCCAGCAATTCTGTTTTTACCCTCACAGACGGGTATGCTTTGCTCCACTGTTGGAGGTGTTCAGCGGTAATGCCTACCCAGCCATTTTCCCAGTTAATTGAGGTGCTCATGCTTTTTTCTTTTTAGCGACTGCTTCCCTGGCGTTATTTCGATATGCGCTCCGTACCGTTCGTTAAAATCGCTCTTTGCTCTTTTGCCGGTGAGTTGAGTTGTTTCCTTGTGAAGTTTCTCCGCGTCTGTGACTCCGAGTTTTAGAACCGCATAAATCGATTCTGGTGACGCGCCGTCCGCGATTAGTTGCGCGCACAAAGCTGCAGGATCAGAAATAGTGCGGCGCCCTCTACCTGGAGCCATTTCCCAATCCTCAAACCCATCCGGATCAACTTGCAAGCGGCTCCGGATTTCTGCGTCCAGCGACTTACTCAAAGTGTCTAGCTGAGCCAGCTGCTCTTTCATTTTTGAAAGGTCCTGATTGGACAAGCTTGGGATAAACACATCCTTCGATATGCCTTTAGGCTCCATCAGCAGATATTGAGCGTTTAAGGCCGGGCACTTGAGCTTTACACGGCAGTAGCGGCAGGTGTCCGGGTCTGGAGAGTAATCCGAGCCGACAAATGGATTATCATCGCGCCCCAACACAATGCCAGGGAGAGCAAATTGCGTTAATTGAAACAGCTCTTTTTCGTCAAGGGTGTGTTCGCTAGCTAGCTGTCCTCTATGAATAAACGCAACAGTGACTTGCTTGAGGTCATACTCTTCCGCTGCCATTGCTGCGTATGAAAGTAACTGCCACGATTTGCTGGCCGGAGGTAGATCTCCCCATCCGGTCTTGTAATCGACCACAATGCCCTCGTCCTCATTGACCATAATCAGGTCAGGCTTTCCTGTGGCGTAAGGCACCCCGTCTCCGTGCTTGAGATACAGTCGCTTTTCAAAATAGAACGAACACGTTTCGTCATCTCCCCAGGAGCGCAGCGCGCACTCTTTAGCCGCAACAATATACGTCCTGGCTTCTGCTAAGTGCTCTTTCCGGTAAATCTTTCGATCAATATTGTCCTCGGTAAAAAACGCCTGGTCGCAGAGATCGTGAATTAAGCGGCCATGAGATGCCGCGTCTGAGTCTTGATCTGCCGGCAGCTCTTTCCGCTTGCGCAATAAGCGCTCGAGCGGAAGAGAGCCAGCACACGCCTGGTAACGATCAAACGATGACGCGCTAGGTAGTCCTTGGCGTTCTCCGTCCATTAGTTTTCCCAGTTTTGCCTGGTAGGCGGATTTAAAGCCTCAGACTCGATTTCGATCCACTCGCTGCGAATCTTTTCCAGCTTGGCCTGGCCTAGACGCGCAATTGATCCTGTTTTCCCCATGATCTGACGCCTTACCAGGGCCGCCTCGACAGCCTCTCCTTTAGCCTGCGATTGGGTTATAAGCTGCAATACCTCCGTCAAAGCTTCAGCCTTAGGATCTGGGCTTTCTTGTTTTTCCTCTTGAACAACAGGGATTTCAATAGCCTCGGGTTTCGATTCAATTGGTGGAGCTGCCTCAAAAAGAGGAGCGGGCGGACTTACCTCGACATCACGGATTTCTATTTCCTCTTCAGCTGTCCGCATGCCCAGGGTCAAATCCGGAGCGTAAATGCGAGAAAAGAAAGCGCCCGCACGATACCTAAGCATGAGCGGAGCCATTTCCCCCTTCCACTTGCTTCCTGGCTTGTCATACCAGCCTTCACTCTTTGCTAACCTAATGGAGACGGGCGGCCCTTCGCACGGCTCTCCGGTCTGCTTGCATTTTGCGTGGGCTACGCAGGTCAGATCGTCACCTTCCCCGGTCATTCGGAATTGAAGAGGAGTGAAGCGGCCAGAGGAGTTGACCATTCCAATCAAAAACGATGCTGACCAGGAGGGCTTGCCTCTAATCATTGACACGTTTTGGAGCACGCTAAACGGATCCGCTCCAAGCCTTTGCGCAATATTAAGAGCCAGGAGGCAATTTGGCAGCGACCCCCGGAAGCTCTCAGGAACTAGATCTGACGCGCTCAAAAGCTTGGCGGCGCGCTGAGCAAGCTCGAAGCTTTCGTTTGATGCAAAAACTGACAAGCTCTTGCTAGCCGCCTCTTCGTTGGTGTTGGTTGTTATTTCGTTCATTTGATTAGTTGTGGTTAATTTTTAAAGCAGTGTTCTGCTCAACTTGCGTAACGCATACGATCGGCTCTGTGATGCCACGCGCCGTCCAGAAATCACGGCAGGCAGACCTCACGGCTCGGCTGTTCAATAGATTCCGATATTCCCGCTTGCTTCCCACTACTCGCTGAAGCTGCGCTTTTCTTCTTACTTTTAGATAGTTATGAGCGTCATTCATACTAGCTCTCGACTAAACCCTCCGACTTAAGTCTTACCAAGATATTTTTATTCTTTTTGCTGCACAGCTTTTTCACAAAGGTGAGTACCGCTAAATAGTCCACAATGCCTCTACTGAGATTGGCCTCCATAACGCAATTTACTTGCACCAGGCTTGAAGTGGTGCAGAAGATTGCTTAGATAGCCGTCAAGTCGTTGAGCAAAAAGAAGAATATGGGACGCCCTCGAGTCCCGGAATTCGCTAAGCTGCAAATTTCGTTTCGCGCGGATTTTGAACAAGCAACCGACCGTGCTATGAAGGCTGAGATGAAGCGCTCAGGCCAGACGCGCTCGCAGGTGATGCGTAGGTTGGTCAGAGACGGCTTACGAGCCGCTGGCCATGACATCCCTCTAGCGAACGACGAGCAGGCTCAGTCGGCCAAGAGGCGCTCTACTTCTGAGTAAGGAAGATACATCGTGCCCGCGCCCAGTCCGATGCGTTTCACTTTGAGATTTTTCTCTTTAATGACGAGCTTTACCCAGTAGCGGGACTTGCCAAAAATCTGTCCAAATTCGCTGATGGAAACATACTCTGGCTCTTCTCCTGGAGGCGGTAAATTGATGGCCATTCCTGGAGCGTTTTCGCACTCGCGCAAAACAGGAACAAAAAAATGGAACCCTTGCTAGAAAGGCCTATGGGCGGCTATAGCGGGGCGCCGATGTTTTGGCCAAAAAGTTTTAGCAACGGTGATAGTTGCGGTGATAGTTGGCGTTTTCTGAAAACTGCCAAAAAGCTATGCCCTTGATTCTTAGGAGTTTAAGTTGGCTCCTGCGGAAGGATTCGAACCTTCGACCTATTAGTTCATCCCCATTAAGCACCAGTAACTTACGCATCCTATCACCTTAAAAAGCTTGCTGGCGGCCATCGGCGGTGATAGGAGCAGTGATAGTGCATTTATACAAACAGAAGGAATCTAAATATTGGTGGGTCAAGTTCTACGATCCGGACGGCAAGCCGGTTTACAAGAGCACCAGGACAACGCTCAAAAAGGAAGCTCGCAGGAAGGCTGAGGACATCGCTGCAGGTATGCGCCGGGAGGCCGCTAAGGAGGTGGGCCTGGGAGTCGCATTCCAGGACGTAGTGCGCAGGGCTGCCGACTACGCAGCTGAGGGTTCATTGTCGCTCTCGAAGGCTGAGGATCTCATCAGGCGCCTCCATCGCATCGCTAACCCTGACTACTGCCGGGTAACCCTCCAGGAGCATGTAGATGCGTTCCTGGCTGCAAAGATCCCCCAGCTTCCGACAGAGAGCTCTAGGAACAGCTACCGGACCGGTTGTCAGAAGATGCTCGAGGCATTAGGCAAAAAGACCGCTCAGGGGCCTGTAGATGGCCTCACAGGCGCTCTGGTGGTCGCAGCGGCTGGGAAGATGCGGAAAGGGATGAAGGGCGCCACAGCCAATCTGTACGTCAAAATGTTCCGATACGCTATGGAGCAGGCTGTGGACGAGGGCTTAATCCCTACCAATCCTGCCGGAGAGAAGGTAATCAAGCCGTTCCAGGAGAATGACAGCGAGCAGGTGGCTGCGTTTACGCAGGAGGAGTTTAATTTGCTGCTAGAGGCTGCTGCTAAGAAGCATAAGAGCGACGAGTGGGCTGGGTTGATTCTGATAGCCGGCCACACCGGACAGCGCCTGGGAGACTGCCTGGAGCTCGGGACAGCCAGTATCCGCAATGACTCGTTCGTCTTTGTCCAGGGGAAGAAGAAGGCTGCAAAGAAAACCGTGCGGGTTCCGATCACCTCCAGGGTTCTTGAGTGGATCGACGAGCGCCAGGGCAAGTTCTTCCCTACTCTGAAGAAGCAGGCTACAAGCTCAACCTCGTCGCAGTTTGCCTCCATTATGAAAGAGGCCGGGGTTCCCAAATACGTCGAAACGCCTGAAGGAGGCCAGGCCAAGCGGACATTTCACTCTCTGCGCCACTCATTTACCTCCTGGCTGGCTGATGCCGCTGTGGCGCCGGATATCCGGAAGAAGCTTACCGGGCACAGTAAGGACGGAATACACGCGAGATATACGCATCACGACCAGTCGCTCAACGAGGCCGTGCAAAAACTTCCGCAATAAGTAAAATAATTCTTCCTCCGGGTTTAGTCTGGGCGCATTGTGGCGTCCATGAGCGCACAACCTGCCTGGTTTTCAGTAAAGGATGCCGTAGTCTACTGCGGCCTGGGAGAGAGAACAATTCAACGGGAAATGCAGCGGGGCAACATTAGGGCCAAGCTGTATACTTCCGGGAATGGGGTAACAGGACGAAAGCGCCGGCTTATTTCTAAAGAGAGTTTGGATGCCTGGCTGGAATCGTTGCCGGATAATCCGTCAGAAATGAATTAATTTCGCTTTTTTTACAAACAGCGAAAAAAGATCGGCTAAGCGGCAGGAATGCGGGCTTGCCTACAAGCTCCACTTTGGCATCGGAGCGTTCTTGCGTCTTCTCTGACGAGACGCCACGCGAGCAAAAGCCTCCTCTAGAACAGCGTCCACGGGATCAGCTGTATGCTCCTGAGATGCCGCTCGAGCCAGCTCAACGAACTTTTTCTGTTCCAGCTTCGACAAGCCACTCTTGGACTCCCGGCTGGGTCTCTGCTTTCCGTAGTTCTTTCTCATGGTTTTTGCGGAGGTCGGCCTCCTTTTTATTTTGCGCAGGAGGCAGAGTGTCATCGTGCTCTACGAGTCTGCGCTTTTGTAGAAACGTCATAATATTGCGTGCGTGATCAAGTCTGCGAGGTCCTCTCCCGGCGGGAAAGTAGACCTCCGCTGCAGCATCGAAGCTTCCCTTAAAAGCTCCTATCTCTCCGGTCCAGCCATTTTTTGACCAGATATCTTTCTCTGCAAACCAGATCAAAGCCTGGAGGTCGTCCGGAGACATCTTCAATCTCTCTGCAGCCCTGGCAAAGACCATCTGTCCGAGCGCAAAATCGATGTTGTTCACTCCCGTTTCAGACTCAGGTTGAATTCTCCAACGCTGGGTGCCTCGGTGAAAGATTCTGCGCAACGTCCGGGCGGCCCAGACATCGATGGTTGCCCGAAGGGATGTTCCAAAAAGGTTCATCGCGAACTGAGGTGTTTTGGGTGCTTCGACCTCTTGGAACCAAACACCGGCTAACACCTTCAGAACTGCGTTGCCATTAGAATTGAACAGTGCCCCGTTGTGCTGCCTTGGCATCAGGTTTTTTGCTTCAATGTAATCATCTCCTAGCGTCGACAACGTCCTGCCTTTGGGTTTTATCCCTTCCCTGATCAGCAGCTCCCGAGTGGCCTCAATCCCTTCCTTCATAGCACTGCGCAGTTCCAGGTAAGCGGGGATAGTCTCCTCAAACTTGCCTTTCTGGTACTGGTCAAGAACGTCCACCGACTGACTAAAGTTCGTTTCTACCGGGGTCTTGGCAGACGTGGCTCCCAGAAATTGAGTGAAAATGTCAAAGAAGTCCCCCAGGGCGCCACCCAGCTTCTCCCGCATCCTAGAATACCAACCCAGCCCGGATGCAATCTCCGGTATTTCCAAGGCCCTAGTGGCTTCCTCAACAAGAAGGTCTGCAGCGTGATCGATTGATCCGTTCTCTGCTAGCTCGCGAAGCCTGTTTTTGGCGGGGTCGGTAAGTTCGTAATGCCTGTTCCCGTCCTCTAAGTAGTCTATGGTCGAATCCCTGGGTGCCGGGTGGGGTTCGTCTACAAACGGCCCCTCAGTAAGCCTGTAAGGAACCTCAATCGGCTTGAACTTACCGTCCTTATCAAGGACTCGCTCCCCTGTCCGGTGAGTCTTGTAGCGAACCGGGATGGCCTCAGGCCCAATCTCTTCCTGTTTTAAAGACCCTTGGTCTTTGAACCTTCTGGCAGGTTGTCGTCCTGGTCGTCCGAGTCCGAGGGCCTCGGAATACTTTTCGTAGACTCCCTGAAGATTGGTGCCGACCCTACGGTCCACCCCTGTGAGTATATTGGGTCGTCCGAGGGCAGCCGCTTTTTCCCGGATCGCTTGCCTAAAATATTCACCCCCTGGGGCTGCTTTGATGACTTCTCCATATTCTTCTATGTCTTCTGTTGTCCAGTTATTGAACTCGTAAAATGTGTCGGTATCAAACTCACCCCAAGCGTCAAGATTGACATACTCCATTACTGCGTCAAACGCTGCGTCCCGAATGGCTGGAGTGATGGCCTCGTTAAAGCCAAGGTGAACAAGTCTAAACCCTTCCGGTGTAGGATAAAAGGCAAAATCCTCAGCGGCCTTGCGCTGCTTGATCCCGGCCTCTCGCAGCTCTTTTTTTATTGTCTGCATTACCCCAGTCACCTCACCCTTTGTTTTAAGAGCTCGGCCCAGGCGGTATTGAGCCCCAGCTTTGTCTCCACCTTCGACCGGATTGTAACCGGCTACAGCTTCCTGGTAGGTGTAGTAGCCGCGGATCAGGGCATAGAGTTCTGCCGCTTCTTGAGAGACAAACCCTCCAACCTGGACGGCTTGGTTCACCTCAACTTTGCCGCTTTTGTTAACGTAGACGCTCGGGGCCGGCTCCGCTGTCTTTAGTCCTTCCGGGCCGAGCAACCCAGCCAAACCCATCTCGTGAGCTATCACGTCACCGGACTTGTCGTGAGCCAAGGCCTCTTCTATTTCTTGGAAAAAAGCTCGCTGCACAGATTTACTTGCTGTGTGCAGTCCCCGGAGGATTTGCGAATTAAATCCGGGCTGGTTCTCGACTGAGACAACCGGCTCTGCCGGGTCAAAGAATGTGGGAGGATTGCCCACCCATTCCGGTTTGGCCGGCATTCTCCGGATGTCGTCTGCTTGGGCATCGCTTTGCTGATTTGCCGCATCTGCTGGCCCAGGCATCATGTTCTTGCGCCACTCATCAAACCTAAATGGTAGAGCTTGAGTCCTACCAATGCGAGCCCGGTTGATTCGATCAAGCCGAACGCTGTCTGTTGCGTTGGTTTTGTTGCGGAAGTTCCTGAACACCGGCTGCTCAAACAGCGGGTTCTTTGCTTCGTGCTCTTTGTTAAGAATGCCCATGATGGCATTCAGGAAGTTGACGCGGTCCTGGCTGCCAAAATGGTCGACGTTACTTTTCCCTGCTTTGTGGTTTTTAGCCAGGGTCTCCAGGTCATTCATAATGTCCCTGGTATTGTTGTAGAGCTGTTGGCCTAGCTTTGTGTTGAACGCTTTTTCTGCGTTGTTTGCCAGCTTATCTACGTCCACAACCCGGAAGAGCATATTGCCTTTGCTGCTTACCGTTATGTCGTAAGGCACTCCTTTTTTTAGCTTCGAAAATCGTCCATTCCTGGGGACTCGTTTTCCTCCTCTTCTGTCAGTCGAATAGACCGGATGATAATGCAGCAAAAACTGGTCACCATCTTCGCGCTGCACAGCGTCAATCATCTGCTCGAAGATTTTTAGCTGCACTCGGTTATACCAGCCTGACTCAGAAAGTTTCCGCAACACCTCGTCCCATTGCGTCCTGGTAAGCCGGTAAGACCTTTCTCCGTTCTTAAAGATCACACCACTAACTCCATACTTTTCAGCAATCTCCTGGATGATTGTTTTGCCGGCAGTTTGGCGCGCCTTCCACGTTTCTTCATCCCAGCCTACTGGCGTTCCGTCTGGCAGAAATTTGACGTTGCCATCTTTGTCTGTCACGTAGTCGACAATGTTGTCCTTAATGGCTGCTTGCTCTTCTTCTGTAGTGAGAATGTCGGCTTTTTCTCGCGCTCGTTTAGCCGCTGAATCTGGCACATTTTCAGGCAGCCTTCCTGTGTTTTCGCGCAAGTAAGTTTCTACAACTCGACTCAAGCTAGGGCTTTGCTGAAACACACCCAACACGCCCTGGCCTTTGATTGGGTTTCCGTAGCGGTCGAACATTACTCCACTGCGCAAAAGAAACTCTCGGCCAAAGGCAAACTTGTTAAACACTCCGTCAACTAAGCCCCTTACAATCGGATTGCGTTGAGCATACTCCTGGAGCTTTTGACGGCTCCTGGACAAGCTAGCCCCCACTGTGTCCGCAAAGTATTCAAGCGCAAGATCCGGCTCATCAAGTAGCTCTCCTGACCGCTCTTCGTAGCGGCGCTTAAACTCCTGCGCTTCAGGAGTAAGAGGCAGCACGTCAGGCATTGTGTCTCCCAGGCCGGCTTCGTCAGGATCGGTTGGAATAACGATGACGCCTTCCTCATCTGTGCGCCTTGCATCGCGCTCTGCCACGATTTGCGCCTCTGAAGGCAAAACAACTTCTCCTTTTTCATTAACTCGCGCCTGGTCCTGCTCTGCTCTTCTTGCTCGCAAGTATTGCTCCTTTGTCATGCGCAGCGCCCCGCCGTCACCTACTAACTCTTCGACCACAAGATCGGCCAGACCCCGGTCGTGCAAGCTGTGAGCTACTTCGTGGCCTATTAAAGCACCTAGAGGATCTGCAGAGTTGACTGCAATGGTCAACTTCCCTGTGTGTTTGTCCCAAGAAGAATCAACCCCCTCAGTATCTAAATACCAATCGATGTCCGGGAACACTGCAGAGTAGACACCTAGCTGCCGCCGTATGTCTCTAGGTAGCCTGTCAAAAGCATCTTGCTGCGCTTGACCGTCTAAGTTCCTGCGCATCTCTGCTGCGTCAGCCATAGCCAGTTTGTCGAACTCAGCTTTCTTGGCCACTGCTGGCATTCCTCCAGCACCATAAACCATCCCCCGGACAATCCCTGGAGATCCAAGCACAACACCTTCAGAAATCGCATCTGCCGCCCAGGCTTCCGCTCCCAGGTGTAGACCACCAATCATCGAAAATGGTGTCTCTGCAATGATTCCTTTTGCTGCTGCCTCGGCTCCACGAGACGCTACACGCGCGGGAACTCGGAAAAGGTCCATTGCCAGAGCTCCTTTTCGAGCCAAAGCATTTTTGCTGGTGTCCTCTGCGACTCGCTTCCAATACGGCATCGACCCTTTTCGACGCAATGCTTCAGCACCCATGTCTCGCATGGTCAGGAATGCGGCTCGCAAAATATTGTAGCGCGCAGGCAAAGTGCCTAAGCCTACGGCAAGTCCTGCAATAGGCGCCAATGCTCCTCCGGATCCAAGCATGGCCAGCCCTCCGCCGCCAGCTGCCACAGCAAAGCCTCCATATCTGCCAGCCCGGGTTATAGTTCTAAGTCCTTTTGCTAGTCGGGGTGAATCGTCAACAAACTCACTTCCCTTTCGTGCTGCCACTGCCAACCCTTGGCCCATTTTTGTTCCTGCAAACCAATTCCTAGTTGCGTAGCCGGCGTTTCGCGCTGCATCTTTAACCGCGCCTGCCACTCCAGTTTGAGCGTCGATCTTTCCAGCCTTTTGATTTAGTGCGCCGATTTCTTCAGTAAGCTTGGCGGCTCTGGTTTTTAGACCTTGGGAGCCTGTCGGCAACACAGTCTCTCCTTTTCTGACGTAAGGAGTCGCAAACGCTCCCCTATCAATCATGCGCTGCGTCATGCTCAACTGCGCTTGCTTCTTCGCAATTTCTTTAGAGATTTTCATCCCTTTCTTAGCGGTAGACGCACCAAGCCTTAATCCAACTGAAGCAAGTGGCGTGATTGGAGCGCTTATCTCAACAAATTGCGAAAGGTTGTCCTGGTGCTTTTCAAACTCCTCCAGCGTGTCGTCGTCAAACCGCTCGCGTTTAGTCCTTACTAACTCTCCAACTCTGGCAATCTCCGAAAGCTTTTCGTCTTCGGTGCGATCGTCAAAAGGCTTAAAAATGTCCAGGAAGGCTTGCCCCATCATCATGCCTTCGGCTGCATCAAGGTCTTCGATTTCCTGTAGCCCTTTCTCAAAGTTAAAAAGCGCTTTGATGTATGCGTCTTCTGCCTCCTCGCTGTCCCCCATCATCTTTTTAGCGAGAAAGGCTTCTTGTAATTCAATCCCTCTTGCTAGCCACACCTGATTCCGGGCCATCCCAGCGACAAGTTTTCCAGATGTCGCTAGCGCTAGGTCGTCAGCAAGTTCATTGAACTCGTCCAAGGTAAGCCCGGCCTTCTCTCTGGCTTTTCGCTCAACGTATCCAAGCGCAGCCCCTGGATAGATTGGCGCCAATATCGGTAGATCAAAAAGAGTGACCTTGCCTAGAGTGTCGTCAATTTTGGAAAGGAAATCAGGCTTCATGGATCGCGCCATAAGCCCGGCTCCTTGAACCGCACTAGGAATTACTTCTGTAGCTAATCCTTTGATTGATTCGCTGACTACAGACTTTGATGTAGGCCCAGCAATAAAAGGCAGGCGCTCACCTGTTTCCGGGTCGCGCATTGCAATCTCGTCAGTGTGTTCTTCCCAGCCTCCCAGTTTATACCAACGGGCAAAGGTCTCCTCTCCTTCGTCCAGGACCTCTTCCCTGGACATGCCAAAAATGCGTCCTTCTTCAGTTTGGCTTAAATCTTCAAGAATTAATCCTCGGTCATAAAAATCCCGGAAAGTGGTTAGCTCTTGATCAGAAAATTGGTAGTCAGCCAGGTTGGCTTCAAATTCACCACGTTGGGTCAAAGATCCGTCTGGAAACACTAGTCCAGCAGATTGCAACTCTTCTAGTGCAGCAGCTTCGGTTGACACAGCTAGTTAACCTTTGAGATTTAGCAAATGAGGAATGACGTGCCTCATCGACCAGTCCTGCTCATTAATGTTGGTGCCGCGAATTGCGGCGCCTTTGTCGTTTTTCTTGTGAGGAGGAATAAAGCTAACTCCAGGAAGCCTCCCTAACGTGTTTGCTAAAATCTGTGCGTATCCGGCGCCGTCTTTTTCAATCGCTTTGCGGGAAGCCGCGTCACTTTTAAAGAATGGCTCAGTGTAAATAAACCGAGGCGTTGCGCCCTTGTAAAGGATGCCGTCCTTGTTTTTGCCGGTCTTGCGAATCGCGGTTTTTACGCCGCGACTGCGCATGAAGTTTTCAGTCTGCGATAGATAATCTTTGGCGGCTTGGACTATTTGCGGGGTAGCGTTTCTCGGAACCACTATTTCGATGCCAGGAGCCGGCGCACGTTTGCCTTCTGCTCCACTATTGAAATCTGTCGATACAACGTGCTGTGCGTCTTTCAAAGCCAACCGGGCCGCTGCTGTGTCGCGTGGCACAGTTAAGACGTTAAACTGGCTGCTGGCAGGCTGTGTGGCCCCTGTAGGGCCGGGCTGTGGTTGTGCAGGAGCGGTGGGCGCCACGGGGCTTGATCCCTGCTCAGGAGGCATCTGTGGTGGCGCTGGCGCGGCTTGTGTAGGGTTGCCCGCCCGTATCCCCTGGAGCATTTTCATCGCATCCTGGCTAACCTGTCGCTTCGACTTGGCAGGCGTAGTTTTCGCTTCGGCTGCATCTATTACTCGCTGCATCTCAGCAAGAGGAACAACAAGGTTTTCCATGCGGAAGTCCCCAACTGCTTTTGCAATCTCACTAACAGTTTTGCCTTCGTTGCGCATGTTCCTAACCAAAGTGCCAACCTTAATTTCCCTTTGAAGGAACTTCAGCTGCTTCAGCATTACGTCCCTGTTGACTTTGCCTTGCTTGTTCAAGCCGGGAGAAATCAAAGCAAAATATTTCATCTCTTTCTCAGAAACAGCACCCTTCGTCTTGTTGATCTGCTTCATTACCTCGTCTCCAAAAATCTGAATCAGCCGCTCTCCTTTTGCCGCTTTGATTTTTGCTTCGTCGATACCTAAAGCCGCCCCTAGTTGGTTCACCTTAACCACTAGCTCGGCTCCCATTCCTTGATAGGTTTTGTTTCTGCCTTTCTCGTTAAGTAAATCTAACGCTTCTACATAGGTAGACGCAGCCAACTCCCTGTCTGGTAGTTTTTCGATCATTTCAAACTGCGCTTGTTGATCAAAATCCTGTGATGCCACTGCTTCTCTTTGCTGCAAAGCCTCTTTCGGTGACAACACGCCGGCTCTTTCCTTCGGAGTAATACTGACAGTTCCCGGTATTATTTGTCCGTTCTGCTGGAACGCTGAATACGTGTAAGTCTTGCCAGCCTCGCGACCAACTTCCGATCCATCTACAGATTTCGACAGCGTAGTGATCGATCCTGGAGACTTTCTTTGAGACTGCTCAATGCTTAGCAGACCCTGAAGCGCGGAGCTCTTGTAAGCAGCCGTAGCTTCCGGATCTCCTTGCAGCTCTTTCATCGAAGCAATCGATATCTCTGCAAGAGCATCTCTATTTCCTTCTGAGGCCACTAAATCGGCAAGGCCTCTAGACGCTCCTTCGCGCTGGCTTTTTTGCCGAGCTACTTCGTTTTTTTGGATCTCCATTGCCTGCTTTCTCATCGAGGCATCCAGATTCATCGAAACCATTTTCAGGTTTGGCTCGAATGCCCTGGCAGCTGCTATCTTTTCGCTGCGCCGGTTTTCCGGGTCGTTAAGGAAATCAGAAGCCCCCTGGGCCATTGCTTTAAACTCAGAGCCTTCAGGCAAATACTCCGCCAGGTTCTTTGCCTGGCTGGCAGTTTGCTTAACAAGCTGATCAAGCTCTGTGTTCTTCTGAATGCCCTTGTTCAGGCCGCTGGCCATACTAGCGAGCCCCTGGCCAATTGCCTGGCCGCCCATTGCTGCACCTCGCAAAATGCCGCTGGTATCAGCGCGCATCAGCCCGGGGTTTACTGTGTCTCCAATTCTAGCCATTGTTTTAACTAAACATTCTCATTCCTGCCGGTGTGCCCATAAAGCCTCCTCCAAGTGTGCCCAGGCCTCCAAGTGCGCCACCGATGATTGAGCCTAACCCAGCCCGCTGGGCGCCATACACGTCAGCATTGTATTGCATTTCTTGACCCTGGCGCGCCATAGCCATGTTCAAGCCGGTGTCTGGGTTAAAGAGTTGCGGGCTGCCGAATCGCGAAGCATTTGCCGCGTTGTTCCCGCTTTGGAACGTGTAAGGCATCGATTGTGATGCTCGTCCCAGGACAGCCATCGATGGATCTGCTCCTGTCTGAGCCAGCATTCCAAAAAGGTTGCCTCCAGCTTGCTGTGCTTCAGCCCGGTTCATCCTCTGCATCTCCTCTCGTCCCAGGAGCTCTCCAGCAATGCTGGAGCTGTCCATCACCCTCCCTCTTGCTGCTGACGCCTCACGGGCGCCCTGCTGCGCAATACGGCGCTGTTCTGGTGTTACACCTCCAGCTCTGTCGTACAGATCGCTTGTGAGCGCTCGTTGCTGGTCAAGCAGGCTTTGCATGGCCGGGTCAGCCCCTCGCAAAGCGGAAACGTATTGTTGTCCAAAATCCTGAATATCTCTTAGATCCGATTCCCGCTGAGATCGCGCTGTGCTTGCGCGCATATCCTCAATAACCGGAGAGGCATCGGATAACATTTCCAGGAGCCCTGGCTGGTCACCTTGGCCAAATAGCGCTGTCTGTTGGCGGCCTAACTCGTTTGCAACATACTGGCGCCCAAATTCGCTCTCAGTATCAACCAGCCGCTGCTGCAGATTTCGATCTGTGATCCCCTGGGCTCCCTGAAAGTCGGAGCCAAAGAGGTATTCTCCTGTGACTTGTCCCGGATCCAACCGATCGGGCATTGGGGGAGGTGATGGTTTTCCCATAGTTCTTTAGCGCTCTGATAAAGGTTTTCTGACTCCACTCTACCAACCGGGGTCCATCCTTTTTCTCTCGGACAGCAAAAAGCCTGGAACCAATGACATCCGGAGCCCGGTCAATCATTTGAATGAGTAGTTCCCTCATTTTGCCTGGGGCGGCCCAGCAGAACCCAATGAAAAAGCTATCTCCGTCAGGATCGTCTGGCGTCCAGGCTTCGATGTCTTTCCAATCCCAGTCCTGGTTCACTCGATACCAGAGAAGCAGGCCGTCTATTTCCCCTTGGGCATTGACGTTGTAGGCCAGGGTTTTTTTGAAGTAATGGTAGGCAATTAGCAATCGCACCACCTCTTTGGGATAGTTGCGAATGACCTCTCGGTTTTCAGGCGTCGAGTAGACGTAATCCTCTAGTCGAGCGAACAACTTACGCAATCGAGGAGCGATTTTGCCCTCGTCCAGCAATGTCGCTATGTGGCCCGCTTTAAGCTCCATTAGTAGCCGCCACCGGACAGTTCTCCGTGAACTACAAAATACAAATCGTAGATTTTATAATCGCTGTGCCAGTGGATTCTAAATTGCGTATCGCTGTCGATTTGCACTGAAGGGGTAGAGTCTTCATCGTGCCAGTGGACATTGTGTCCGATTTGGACGTTGACCACATAATTTAGGTCAGCCATCGCGTTGTCCAGAGTGATCGTGTAAGTGCTTCCTCCACTCCCATTAGCGTAGCTTGCAAGAGAGCAAGCATAATTCCCTGCCAGGCTTGGACTGGAGCTGTGCCCAGTAATCTTGGAGTAAGCCCTGGGAAGCGGCAGCCACTTCATAAAGTCGAACTTTTTGAGCACTCCATTGTCTGAGACCAGTATAAGATCCTGTGCTGTAGTTGGAAGAGCCGTGAGCTCAGCATGTCCGCTGATAAGAGTTCCAGCCAGGTGCGTTTCATCGATCGCATCGTCTGCAATCTTAGTGCCGTCAACAGCGTCCGGTTCAAGCTTTGCAGTAGTAACTGCTGCATCTTTTATCTGTGCCGTCTCAACCGCATCGTCAGCAATCTTTGCCGCGTTTATTGCGTCATCTTTAATGTGCGTTGTGTCAATACCGTTACCACCACCTGCAGCTTTAAGCCGCATAGCTCCTGACGACAACTCGAGAGTCGTGTCATCGACTGCAGAAGAGTGAAAGCTGGAATTTGTGAATAACGAATTCAATGACGTATGCGTCAATTGATCGTCTTCGCTAAAGCTGGTTGAGGTCGTTACTTTGGGCATCTTATTGCGCTGAGGTTGGTGAATTAAACGTATTGGTTGCTCGCACGCTCACTGCGCGCAATTCAGAGCGAGATCCTGCGGAAGGGGTCCAATCAACCTGGCAGGCAAATCCTCGAGGGTTTCCAGTCCTGGTCCGGATGCTGGCGCCTTCTCCTTTTTGCAGAACAGCACCAAGCATGGTTTCGATATCACCGAGCTCTGTAGTGCGGTCAGGATCCTCTGTCACCAGGGCCAAATTACCGTTTGCGTATTGCTGTTCATCCGCCAGGACGTGAACCTCTAAATGTTGAAATCGTTTGCGCTCAAGAGTCCCGTGCGTATATCCCCTGGTGCGTAAATGCGCTGGGATATTGCGGTATTTGACCGTGATCGGCGCTCCGGCAGCAGGAGCAATATTGTCCAGGCCTAAGCCGGTTTGATCCAGCTGGTGTAATCCGCCGTCCTGAGTGACTGCAAAGAGCTCGTTCACTTTGTTCGTCCTGGAGGGGATCAAGTCAACCACACCCCAATTATCTGCGCTTGTGGAGTCGATTGATTCCCAGCCCTGGGTAAGGAAGTTGAAAATGAAGATCTCATTGCACACTTCACTTTCTCCAGTCGGAACAGCCAGCCAAAGCTTGTTATCGTGAATGCAGGCTACAGCCTTGTCTGCGTGTGCCCGGTTGATCCGCTTAATCTCTGAATCGATTGACTCGGATAAAGGTTTGTCTAACCCTCGCAGGTTTAGATTGTCGGCAAAGGTCACTCCCATTACTCCGTTATCCGAAAGGAAAAGCAAGTTGCCGGCGTGATAGACAATACTGCGACGAGCAAGGCAGCCCATTTCGTTGGTAAGCAGGTGAACTCGAACGTCCGCCAGGCTTCCGCTTGTGCCAAGCAGCTGATGAATGCTGTTCCTGTTGAATACAATCAGGCGGTCGTCGTCATAAGCCTGGGCGCCCACAATGTAGTCAGCCGTGCCTCCACTGAGGCGGAACTGGTTGTAGATCGTGTCAAAAGTGTCATTGGAAAGAATGTCGCTCGCAATTAGTTCGTCGTAAACCGCCGGACTGCGACGAGCAGGGCTACCCGCTGAGGTGTGCGTATATGGAACCCACACTCTCCGGTTGTGATACGTCCCCCAGGCAGATGCAGGATGGTGCTGAAATCCACCTCCCAGACTTACGCGCGCGCGAACCTTTGTGTTGTTGGTGCCGTCTCCTGTAGCGTCTATGTTTGCAAAAAAATGGAAGTCATTCGCGTCATCTACGGTGACGATGTATTTGTCTCCGTTTGTCAGATTAGTAGCGCCTTTGTCGATTATCTCGATTTCTTGCCCGGTCGTCAGATTGTGCGCATTACTGGTAAGAGTGACTTTACCGGCATCGGGATTAGCAGCGCTAATAGCAATGTTTGTTGCTGCGAGTATTAGGGGCTGAGTGTAAGTGCCACTGCTGACTTTCCGAAATGCAGGCGCGCTGGAATCCGAGCCACTAAACCCGTAAACTGAGTCATCAGGATCAAACTGGTAAGGAGTCTTGCCGTCCTGGCGCAGCATTACTACGTCAAACTCTTGCTGGAGATGAGCGTCTCCGTTGACCGTCTCTCCTGGGTAAGAAATCGTGGTCGCGCTGAAATCTGAAAGCTTGATTGCCGTAGCGTTCTCGTTGTCTGCGATGATGATATATTCATCGTTGTTCGAGTTTGGGTTAGTGAATCGACATGCTCCATAAATAGCCTGGGAGCCGCCGATCAATTTAACCGCTCCCACTACGCCCCCAGTCCAGCTCCCGCTAATCCCGGCCACCTCCACTGAAAATTTATTTGAGGTCACATAGGTCGCTTTGCGATTCCCCAGGAAGTCCCCCGTGCCACCTGTAAAACTTGCCAGGTTGACCATGCCCCCGGTTGCCGGAATGCCATGAGCCGAAGGGCAAACAACAGTGACAGTGGATCCAGACGCTGAAGCCGTACAGGAAGAAACTGTGCCAATTAAAACAATTGCCGCAGTGCCTGTTTCAGAGACTAAAAACGGAAAAACGTCCTGGCTTAAAATTACACCTGAGACGTTGTCGTATCCTTCTCTTACTTTAGCCGTCCCTGATTCCTCAAACCGCATGTTCTTGCTCACCGCAACTTCTCCAGGCTTTAGCTGGGAAGGTCGTGAACGGGTAACCAGAGCTCGGAAGCCGCTGTCACCGTCAAATAGAACAGGACTGTCGAGAGGAGGCATTCAGGCTACTTATTGTAGAGAAGGACCTTTCCGCTAGCCAATGCGACCGAGCTGAAACGGCCATAAATTGTTTGGCCAGGAGACAAGGTGAGATCGCTCGAAAAACCTGAAATATTTCCAGTCGTATACGAGTTACTAATTACCGCGGCAGCATCACCAACCGCCTGAATTGCCATAAAGTCACCGGAAACCGGAGACGTGTCTGTTACGTAAGTGGAGCCGTTCCCGCCGGTAAGGCTATAGGCTGTGTTTGTGGCCATGACTTAATTTGTCACGGCCTGTCTGAACTATTAGCGGGTTTTGAACCGCTTGAGCTCTCTTTCACTAATCGCTCCCTTTTTCCGTTGAGCCTCTTGCAGCTTGCGCCTCCTTTGACGCGCAATTTCTCTGAACTTTTGCATTTCACGCTCACTGACAGCTCCTTTTTTTGCTGCAGCGCCTTTAAACAGTCCGCTCAGAGCTGAACCTTTGCTTTTACTTCCGTAAGCCATGTTAATAGTGTGACGATTGCCGAGCCTGGTCGCTACCGTGCGTTCTGACTCGATGGTTAATGAATTGGTGCGCTCTATTGCGGTCTATTCGCTCGAGCTCTCTTTCAAGTGCCTTGTTTGCTCGTCCTTCCCAGGCTAGGGACTTGTCGTGGAAACCATCGCTGGCCAGCATGTCGGCATAAACGCCCAGGGCTATGTAATCTTTCCATTCCAGAGGTATGCTAGCCTCTTCCCCTGATCCGTCTCCGTAGGTGACGTTAAGCTGCTTCTTATACGCTAGGTGAACTGTCGGAAATTTGATCTCCGCAGCAGAAATGTTAACCCCACTAATATTTGCATTTAACGCAAAACTTACATACGTCTGAGAGTCAGTGAGATACGTGACGCCTGTGATCGTGTGGTTTGCATTTACGAGCGCATCTGTGGCTGATCCATCGGAAGTTATTATGCCCGTTATTTGCATCGTTCCTCCCACTATTGCATCTCTCTTTGCTTCTGTGAGAACAGTGAAATTGGGGTTTGAGCCCGTAAGTCCGGTTACCCCAGTTGCCTGGCCGTAAACAGTTGAATAACCCACTAGTTCTGCTCCTTCCCGGCCCATAAATACCTCGTATTCCCTTGAGCTGTTTTGGGAGGTGTTTGTCTCCTTGTGCGCCCGCAACACAGTATCGATGTCACCTGCTTTTACGTTGGTGACGCTAGCCGTGGCAGATGTAGTGCCCTGGAACGGAGCAAATAACCGTGAACTGTCTGCGTCGTTGACGACTCGGTCTTCCGTGACCAGGAATTGATCCCAAAGATCAGACTCCCTGTAAGCTGAACGCGCCCTGGCATTGACCAGGTGCTTCACTCTCGTCTTCTCTAAAGCAATAAGGGTGGCTCCATGATAGCTCTCAATGAGCGAAAGAAGATTCGAGTAGGTTTCAGTCTGCGCCATTACTTATTGCTTACTAGGTGTGGGTTTCGCTTGAGGTAGTCTTTCGTAAACTCCTCGTCTTCCCAGCAGCCCGGCCTGGAAGTGGCAAAAGCAAAATACTCCTCTGCCGGGATTGAAGCCCTGTGTTGGTAGACCTTCTGCTTTTTAAATCGCACGTCTTCTTTCCAGGAAGCGGCGTGTTTTGCGCTGACCTGGTTGGCCTTACGCTCGTTTTTTCTAAGTTTATGCGCCTGGTCAGTGACCGCGCTACGAAGCTCTTTGTAGAGCCCCTCCACATTCAAGTCGGAATCTTTTGTATTCCTCAAAGCATTTTGCTGTCGCAGATGTGCTTCTCTGCGGTCAAGCAATTGGCCTCCTCTGCGCAGCTCTCCCTCTTGCGCGCGCGTTAAGTTTTCGACAACGTGGATCATTTAAAAGGATGGCCCCCGCTCACCTGCGAAGCACTCGTGGGCATAAGCATGTGGTGAGCGGGGGTCCTTGGTTGGACGAACCAAATTTACGCTTCTGGGTTAAGTCGCTTCATGTCCACCCATACGATCACCTTGCCGGTGTCTATAGTGTTCAAGTTGTGACTTCCCGTCAGAAGAATGTCGATAGTGTCTGCTGTGGTATACAGCTTGCCTTGGTGCAGGTTTGTCGAGGAAGCGTCAGCATCCTTCAACAACGGTCCATTAGAGAGCGTATAGATAACCTCAGTCGCATCAACTGCGAGCTCAACATTATCTATATACCCGTCAGCGTCTGTGCCGTCACCAACGTCGATTTTGAGACCATTTGTGCTCCCTCCGTCAAATGCGGTCTCCAGATAAACCCCGACATCTTTCACAATGCCGCCAGCCGGAACCGGCAAGGTAAAGGTTTGCGTAGTGGCCTCCGCCGTTAAATCCCCATGTTTGATAACAAGGAAATCACTCCACCCGTTTCCGAGCTCATTATTTGCTACTTTAGCCATAATATTTGTTTTTCTATTGGTTAAGGTTAGCTGCGTGCTTCATCGATTCTGCCGTGGGCCCTTGGATCCAGGCATTCGAGCGTCAACCACGCCTCACAGTAGCCGCGATCTCCACCACCTTGGTCAGAGAGCTCTACTTGCTTCAGCGGAATTAAGGACGCTACACCATAGTGCTCGGTGTTCACGATGTGTGCCCGATCGTGGAACGTAGGATCTACGGACGCATCGGGGTTTGAATTGGCCAGTCGAAGGTCACCAAAGTCACTCCGGAACAGGTCAACAGACAGCTGGATTGTCTTCCCAGTGCCAGAAACCGTGTATCTCTGAGTGTCGTTGGATGCGCCAGTTCTCATAAACTGGCTTATGGATTCCCGGACCTTTGTATCTGCCACGCATGTTACGGACTGCAGGTTTCCACTGACGTTGAACATGCTCGCAAGAGCACCATTCAGGTCTGCTTCTTCTACGTCTGCGTTTGACTTAGTGATGATTTGAGCTGCCGGAGTGCGGTAGTCAGCAGGAACATCGCTAGGGCCGCTGGAGTCAATCCAGTCAGTAAGTCCACGCATGAGGGAAACGGCAGAGCCGGATCCAACTTGCTTGTCCTGGGCCGAGCCAATCGCAGCTTCAATGTCGCGCTTAATTTCGCGCAAACAGCGAACCTTCGCAGCAGCCGTATTCGCACCGACAGAGCTAACTGCCTGCTGGACCTGGCTGACCATGTAGTCACGCCTAAATCCTTGAACGCGGTTGCCGAGACGTGCTCGGTTTTCGAATTTATCGTTGAAGGACGAAATGTCCGTTCCTTCTGCGATACCTGAGTGATCCACTGCGGAAAGACCGTCTACGGTCCATTCGTGGTTAGTGGCTTGAGCCCGGCGCTTAGGAGCCAGGGAGGTCAGCGGCGTACTGGTAGGGTCGAGCTGAGTAAGCAGGGCGGTAAGATCCTCCCTGTTCGACACAGCGGAACCCTGGCCAGGAGCGGCTGGGTTGTCGTAGGATGACGAAAATGCCATTTTTCTATGTGTTTGATTGTTGTTATTCGGAACTGAGACTGAGGATTTCTTCCAAAACCTTGTAGTTCCCAGTCGAGTCGAACTGTTGCGTTAAACTCTCCAGTCCAGCGGGGGCTGACGGCGCCTGACGAGCAGGGGCTGCAGTTCCGCTTCCAGGATTTTCAGGAGGCCTCATGCGGCTACGCGCTTGCTTAGCTGCCGGGGCTTTCCCTAACTTCCTTTGCTCTGATCGATGAATCGAGTCGGCTGCGTGCGCAAGCACCAGGTCGATCTCAGGAAACTGACTTTTCAACGGTTGTAGTCCAGGGTGAGCCATCACCCCTTCCCATCGTTGTCGAATCGGAGAATCCTTCTGCTTCATCCACTCGAACTCATCCTCGGCAATCTGACGTGCTTGCATACGTTGCGCTTCAATTTGCTGCAATCCCTGCAGCTCTTCGTAGCGGTTCTTTAGATGAGTCGTTCGTGCTTTCCTTGCATTCCGGCGCAAACTTTTGATTTCCCGGAGGGTGTATTCCTTGCCGTCTTCCTCGTGAACAACGCTATCACTGTGTGTGTTATCGTTTTCTTCAATAAGGCTGTCGGCCCACTCAATCATGTCGTCAACCTCGGCGGCCTTAGCCTGGAGCTCTTCAACCGTGTTGATTTCGCGGTAAGGATTATCCTCTGGATCTGGAGGTCGCGCGAGCGGGTCCTCTTCTTGCGTGTTCTTAGCTTCCAGCTTTTGGCGCAGTTCGCTTCTTTCCTTAATCAAACCCGCGATGCGATCTGCTCCGCGACTGTTAAGATGGTCTGCGATTCCTTGCCATTCACTTTCACTAAGGGAATCCAAGTCTAGTCCAGCGACTGTCTCCGAAAAATCTTCCTCGTCAGAATCGGCAACTTCCTCAGTAGCTACTTCTTCTTCGAGTTGGTCCTCCGGAGCCTGGGCCAGAAGAGAAACGGCATCACTAGCGGACAACGAATCATCTCCTGTATGTAGCGCATCTTCTGTTCCGGGTGATGCGGTTCCCGCTTGGTCTTGGTCTGTCATACGTTCTCTTTACGCCCGAACGGCTGCGTAATTCAAAAATGACACAGGCTGTCTGAACTTTTTTACGCGCCCTCAGCCAGCTGCGTGGCCAGGGTGTCAAAAGCATCAATTTGCCCGACTAGCTGCCAGAGCTCTTTGTCGTCTGCAGCCCCAGACAAAGCCGCCAGACACGCCTCCCGGCGGGAGGTCAGCTCAGCAATCAGGATCTTCCCGTAGTCGGTCGTCTGAAGGTATTCAACCGCGTCATCAAACGTCAATTCAGTCATTAGCCTTGTTGATTGATGCCCTGGAAGGCTGCGGGCTCAGTTCCTAGCCTCCCTATAGTAGCGTTTTCAGCCTGCTGCATCATAAACTGGTATTGCCCGGCGTATTTCTCCAGGCGCGCAGCAAACGCTTCATCGTTTTGCGCTCGCTCAGCAATGTCAGGCTGCTGGACGTATTGCTGGATGATGCTTGTCGCTACCTGCGCTCCCTGGGGCCTGGCGCCAACCTCAATGCCCGCAAAGATCATAGTAAGGTCCTCAGCCACATTTTTAGCCATCTCCTCAGAGCCGTCTCCAGGGCGCATAATCGTGTCCGCCAGGACTGGATCAATAGCCGCTGCTGCAAATTCCAGCATTTTGCCCAGGTCAATCTTGCCGGACTTGTCGTATTGAACGAGCTGGAGCAGCTGAGTCAGCTTTTTCTCTACTGATTCAGGATCAGAATTCTGAATATCGAACTGCACCTTCAGATCCATCTCGTGATCGGTCGGCATCTTTTTGAATTCTTGAGGCTCAGGGATACCTGACACTCGGAAGAATACTGATGGCGGGCCATAGCGATTGTAGGCCTTGTAGCATTCGCTGAGCACTCCCTGGACGTGCTTTAAAAACTTGTCCATATAGAAGGCTCTTTTCATCTGAGCCTCGGGGTCTTCGCTCGGATCTGAAAGACCCACCATGCGGTCTGCCTGGGCAAGCATCGTGGATTCTACCTCCAGGGATCCTGGGTCTGCCGGTGGCGGATCCATCCAGCCAAATTCTCCAGGGCGCCGCTCAGTAACGTGCCCACCTGGCCTGAACTCCGGCTTAGGGCGCCCTACGGGGCCTTTAGACGCCGGCAATGTTGCCAGGGAGCTTCTATCCACCCGCGAGTCTCGCTCAGCCTTTACAAGCCACTGAGTCCCTCGCAGCAGGTCAACCATGCTCCGGGTGTCGTAAAACCGCTTGGTGTCTTTGTGCAGCTGCGTAATCACAAACGGATACTCTGTCGCACCATCAAGCAGGCTGTGCTTCGCGTGCGCGTTGTTCCCGGTGTGGCTCTGGTGCCAGACAGTGCAGTAGATCCCTTCTGCGCCGTCTTTCATCAGGCGCTGGTACGTATAGATCACCTCTATGAAATCTGAGTTGCCTTCGTTAAATTGGCCGAGAAACGCAGCAGAATCTTTCGAGTCGATATCTGACGTGTGCTGACCGCGTAACTTTTCAATAAGGTGATTAGCCCATTTCTCATCCCAACCTTCAGTCGAAACTTTTGACAGCAAGTCGCTCGGAGTCATCAAGACTCTGCGGTGGCAGAAAGGAGCCGCCATTGGGTCTGTGCAGTAGTGTGGGAAAAAGATGTCGATGTCCGTTGCCAGGGCTTCAACCACCGGCTGGTTAACAGTGCGCAGATAGACCGGCAGCTCGGCGTATCCCTCTTTGCGCAATTTGCGCAGGGCTTTTTTCGCTGCTTTCTTTTTTAATTTTGGCCACTGGCTCAAAAGCATGTCGACCATCTCCTGGTCGTAGCTTTCGTCCATCAACATCTGCGCCATGTCCGGCGCTTGCTGTGCAATCTGCTCGAGGTCGAACACTTGCATTTGCGTGATGTCCTTACTTTCCCATCCAACGTAGGAAATCGCGTGCCCTTTCTCGAATAGGAAGTTGCAGGCCTCTTCCATTGTATTGTCCAGGTTTGGGATTCCTGAGTCCCGCATCCAACGGATAAACGATGAAACGATCTGAGCCGCACCCGCGTCCCCGGACTCAACTGGGTAAGCACGAATGTTTGCCCGGTTGAGCGCATACATACAGAGTGCTACATACGCCTGGATCCGCTCAGATATGACCAAGCTCTCGCAGTCGCTAGCTCCCTCCCAAGGCAAAGCGTCAGCCCCACTCTTGCGAAGATCATTTCGTTTTCCCGGCCAGTAGTTCCTGCGGTCATCAAATGAGACCGAGCATTGGTCTGTCCAGTGACCAAGGTGAGAAATCGTTTCTTTATACGAGCGCAACAGATCCCCAACGTCTGGGCCGTCTGCTGCGTGAACTTGAGCGTTATCCGTCACAACTAGAATCTACTACCTCGTGTCTGATTCGTCCTCGTAGTCCGATAGAACAAAGCGCATGAGCTCAATAATTTTAGAATGCTCGCTAATACTAGTGCGTCCTTTGTGGTGGCGCAGGTTGTAAGTCACCCGCCAATCTCCGTCCTCTCCGCCCGCTCTCATAGCCAAAATAAATGGAACTTTCTCTTTGTTGCAGGCTTTGGCAGCATCTTCGATAAAGTCGTGGGTCATTCTAAAACAGGGACTTCTTGCTTCGACGGAGTAAAGCCCCGCCAGGTAGAAGAAAACACGATCTGTCCGTCCAGGACGCGACACTCGACAATGTGCGCGCCTACGTGCGCCTGGAGGCCAAGCCTGGCCATAAATCCTGTTTGCCGTTGCGTGCAGCCCGCCAGGACAGCCGCCACACCTCGGTAAGCTGGCAGTGTAAACGCTTTGTGGAAATGCCCAACGAGCAGGCAGTCAGGCTTGTTGTCACTTTCAAGCGACTCAATAATTTTCTGGATACGGTAAGAAAGCGCATACGAGCTCCCTCCTCCTGGGTGCAGCATGTCGATCCTGATGTCCCTTTCCTCCCCTGCCCGGTTAACAACCCAGCGAGCTACGTCAGCCCCCAAGTAGTTAATGTCTTCACGCCGCTCTCCAATCCGGTGGCACACGTCAGTACCCCCATTCTTCATGTGCGCCTCGTCGTGATTCCCGGAGATTAAGTGAGTAGTGATACCTTTGACGTAAGGGTAATGCTTGGCTACCCAGTCAACTTGCGAATCCGCTCCGTGCTTGTGGACCTCATGCTCGTGACCTTTGCGCATCTGCACGCCCTCGGTCATGTCACCGCAATGATACACAGTTTTAATTCCTTCCTGTTTAAACCAATCGTAGATCGCTTTTGTGATTCCGATCTCTTCATAGATCGAACCAAAATGCGTGCAGCTCAATGTCCCGAACCGGAACGGGGGCGCCTTCCTCCCAATGTTAACCCGCTGCGTAGCGCGTGCGCTTGCTAATGTTTCAAGCTGCTCTCGCAAAGATAAAATCTGCCCGGCAACTCCCTTGCTTTGCGCCAGGTCTTCAATGCTTTTTCCTTTGCTCTTTTTCTTAGACATCACTCAATTCCTAATATTTTTTTAATCTGCAAGATCACTTGCGGGGACGCCCAGAGGTTGTGCCCGCCGCGCTTTAGCCGGTAGGCTGCGAATTTTTTAGAGTCAGCAAAACGGCGCCAGCTGTGGATTGGCACCTCGCACATTTCGCGAAAATCGCGGTCCTCGAAATACTCTTCAGACTCCTCTGAAAGCACGCTGTCTATTTTGCGCTGAATGATCAGGGCAACATCGTGTTTTCCGCGAAACTCCTCGAGTGTTTTGCCCTTTTTCAATCCTTTAGGCCTACCTTTAGGAGGGCTTGGAAGCTCCAGGCTGTCTCGGACTTCTTGAACAACGGCCACTCTGCTGTTCAGGTTGTGCGCAATTTGCCCATTGGTTTTCATCGGGTCCGCAAGTAGAGCCCGCTTGATCTTTTCTTTGATGGTCATTTTCAATTTAGCCAGCGTGTTTGTACTCTTTCCCATGCTCCCAGGAAGTGAGTTTCGATTGCTCTTACTACCGCTTCGTCAGGGAACCCTTGAGTGAAGCCAACACCGGAAAGGTCCAGGACAGCGTGCAGCATTTCGTGGCACAGAGTCTCTCGTCGCAACTTAGGGCTAAGGCCTTTCCCGATCGTTATTGTCTTCTTGTCCATATTCCAAAGGCCGTAGCAATCCATCTCGGATAAATCTCGCTCGACAACCTTCACAGTGACGCCGGCAATCCGTATCGATTTTGGCAGCGTCATTTCTCGCAAAGACGCTTCTGCAAACAATTTACAAGTTTGTATGCCCACCGCTCGTCGTGACCGGTGCGCTCAGAAATGGTTTCCAAAGACGCTTCTTCCACGTCTCCCAAAACTGCTCCTCGAATCTTCATGTAACAATAGTCCCACGCCAGGAACCGGTCACCGTGTTCAAGGGCACAGGATTTCGTGTCGATATGATTTGTTTCCATTTTCGTCTTCAACTAAATTTACTTTGAACGGCTTACCCGGACGCAGGTGACGCGCAATTTTCTGCGTAATTAAAACCGGGTGCTTTTCCCACTTTCCGGTCTGCTGTTTTACCCGCGCCCAAATTCTGTTGCCTTGCTTGTTTGGAGGTAACGGCAACATCACCGCTTGCTGAAACCTGGGGACCGCCAAGGGAAGAATCCTCGCAGCAGCATGATGAATCTGCAGCTTCGCAATGCCACTAGGCCGATAAAAAATCGAGGGCCGTCCTTTTGTCGGAGAAGTGTACCAGTCTTCCGTAGACATGTGCTCTTCTCGAAGCTTTTTAATGCGGTTCCCCGAAATCCGGAGAAGTCTTATGACCTCTTTTTGTGGCAGGTCTCCTTCTTTTACGTCGTTTACCATTCCAACTGTGTTGAGTTTACTTTCGAGTGTCTGTTGGGGGCGCCATAGCTCCCCTGGTTTGTCGAGTAGGCCCGCAAAACCGGGTCGTCAACGTGCTGTAAATTGCTGATTGCGGCATACCGAAGGCAGTCAATCGGGTCCTTCCAGGCCTCTTTTAACCCTCCCTGGCCCGTATACTCTCCCAGCGCAGAAATGATGTTCTGGCAGTCTTCAGAGACGTAAAACTTTGGCCGGTTCACCGCGTCGACCGGTTGGCTGCGATCGTAGCTCATTAGATCGTTTAGAGCCTGGAGACCCTGCTCGATCTCGTGCCCTTGGCCGCCACCAGGGATTAGTGCTGGCTGACAGACAAAATCCATGTCGTCGAGATTGCTCAAAATAGAAACCGCGCCGCTCCCAGCCCCTGGCGTTTGGATCTTGGCCATTCGAGGGTCAATGATCCGCTCGTAAACCGGAACGCCTTTCCCGCTCGTGTCAGTTGTTATTCTGCCGTCCTCATGTTCAGTCACTATGCCTCCCTCCATCTCGTAAAACATCCGCACAAAGTCCCGAATGCCATATCCTTTCCCTCGCGCACCAGGGCCAGGACGCCACTCACCAGTTCTCCACTCAGCCCAGTCCTCTCCGTCAGGATACTCTTTCCACACCCAAAACGTCCCCGAGGCATCGACGTTAACCCAGCAAGCACACCAGTCCTTACTCCCTCCTGGGTCGATTATCTGGTAAGTCGTCACGTCTTTCATTGGGATCTGCTCCGGCTTCACGACATTTACCTCCCGCGAGAACATCGGGAACACCGTCGCGCTACTCCGCACCGGCACGCCATACGCCCTGGTCAAGATTTCGTCCCGAGAGCTGTTTGCCAGGTCAGACGCAATCCGGGAGAAGCCACCAAACGGGTTCCAGGCACTGTGGAAATAAATCACAGACGCATCTCGCAATTTACTGCGCTGAGACACAGGAACGAGCTCACCACCTAATAATTCTGCCGGCGCCTGCTCGATTGTTTCCGCCTGGTGGAGGAACAATCTCACTGTCTCGCTGTATCCCCAGATCGGTGTGAACGTAGCTAAAATTTTTGCGTTCCTGGTCGCGCAACGAAACCGCAAGGTGTCCAACAAAGTAGGGCTGCCCAAATACTCGTCGCACCAGACGCCAAAGTTCACAAAGCTAGGAGAAAAACTACCCAACTCGGCGCCCTCGATGCTGCTGGGGTCTTGAGCAAAAGCCGTATAAGTCCGAAAAATTACTCTGCTCTCGTTAGGCAAAATAAACGAGGCGCCCGCAAACCCGGTCTGACGCTTAAATGATAAATACGTGCCTGCTGACCGACTAGTTTTTCGTAAGTGCGGAGGCAGCCAGTCATACACTGCTGATTGAACCTGGCGCACAGAGACTTCCGCATTTTGAGAAAATACAAAGATCGTCGAGCCAGGGTTTTCAATCGCGGCTTTCACCACACTCCGGGCACCGTAGATCGTCTTCCCCGACCGGTTGCCGCCCAGAATGATAAGCTCGTTCGTAGCGTCCTCCCCAGTAACCAACGCATCAGCCTTCTCCCAGTGCGGCATCTTAAATCCGCAATTCAACGGATCCTCCGCAGCATTCTTAATCGCAGCGTGATACTGCTGGTGCAGAGTCAACACCTGCTCAGGCTTCATTAATGCCAGCTCTTCGTTCGTAGGCGGCTTCAATACCGGATGTTCCTGCCAGTCCATTACTCTGATGCGTAATCTTTTAAAATACGGTCGCTTATTGACCGCGCCCACCACGGCACTTCCGGGAGACGACCAATGAACTCTTCACCGTCAACCAAAAATTCCTCAACCATCCCCAACCCAAACTTATTAGGCACCTTCATCTCCCCCGTGGCCAACAACAAAACTTCCTCGTCGTAAATCGAAACAATTAACCGCTCAGAGTCGTCAGACATAACAGCCATGTCTATGCCAAAATAGGTCGGGCGCCTTGTCGTCTCAGGCATACAACATCACAAATCCAGCCCCGTTGCCCTGCAGGCCTAAAACATTATAATCAATCCACTCAACAGCCTCATCCCGGGACATTCCGCTTTCCATAAACACCGCCACCGAGCGCTCAAAATCGTAGACCAATAACCCACTGTCGCTGTAGCCCAGGATAGCCTCGTCTAACCCGTTAATAATTACAGCCTCCTCGTCCAGGAATTCTCTTATCGCTTCGATATCCATCTCAACCTCTAGCAAACCTCCTGCCGTCCATCGGCATCGACTCAATCGGCTTCAAATGTTGCCACCTGACCAACTTGCAAGGCGTATCAAACCCTCCACGCTTGCTGTCACGCTCCTCCCAAACCTCCGCCGCTTCCCGGCCAAAAATCCAGCCCACCAGGTTAGCCTTGAAGTCGTCCATCAGCCGGACGTGAACCATCAGCTTATCAGGGTGATACTGGCTGTCGTAAATCAGTAAGTTGCTGCGCTCGTGAGTGCTACCCTTTACCTCACACAAACCATCCAAGTCCGCGCTGTGCAAACCATCCAGGTTCAGATCATAGGGCATCCCGTAATACCGGCAACACGCTGCCTCAGCCATGCAGCCCACAAAGTAGTGAGCCATAGTCTGCTCAAAATTCCTGCTGCTCGTATAACCATGATGCTTCTTTGCTCCTATCTTGTGCGCGTTCCAACAAAACTGCGCCGCATACGTGGAACACAAAACAGCATCATACTTTTCCAGCTGTACTATTGCCATCTCTCAAAAAGAAATGTCCCTGGCGGCCAAGTAAGCGACACCAGCGCGCTCACTCTCATGGAGGAGATGGCCGCCAGGGACAAAATACGATGGTGGCCGGGAGGAAAACCCATATCCTCCCGGCCACCTGTGCTGCTTCCACACCGCTTCATACATCAATAATTCCAGGCTTACTCACCTTGCTCTTAGCGTCCTCAATCGCTTTCTGCGCGTCCTCCAATGTCACCTTGTGCTCGTGCGTCACCGTCACTCCCGCTTCCCCGTGAATCACTCGCTGCTTGTCCGTCACAATCCCATAAGTTAACGCCAAATCCTTAGCGTTAATCTTGTCCAGGCTCTCCTCGTCGTCCAAAACTCGATCCAACTTCCGCTCCAACGCATCAGCAGCCTTTAACTGCAATGCCGTGGCCTTCATCGACCGGTGAACCCTGGTAGACCGAATAATATCACTGTGACGACGCTTCAACCCTCGAATCGTCTTAAAATGAGTCCCTATCTCCTTCTTAATCGTCCGCTCAGGAACCCCCCGACAAATAGCAGCAAGCGTTGCCGCCGCACGAGCAGGATCCTTTGCCTCCAATATACTCTCACCACCGCCAGGACGACGATTGCACTCAGCAACATACTCAACGCTAGCCGCAATCTCCTCCGCCAACTTAATGTCGTCGTCAGGATTACCAGGTGTCGTCAGCTCAGATCCCATTCCTTAATCAAACATTTGTAGCCCTCAAACAAGACAGGGAGACAATTCTTCATCTATTTTCACACCGCTTGTCTCAACGAGACCTCACCTCTCCTCCCTTCCATTCAGCGTTGATCACAAACACATACACCGCCTCATACACCCGAAAAGCCGCCTCTATCAAAAGCGCACTCAAGACCATCGAGATAAACAACGCCAATAACGTCTCCATCAATGTAGATCCACGGACCCTCACATCCCCTAGAATACCCCCTTGCGACCAAGGGCCTCTTGTGCCACATTTTTTCAGAGGGTAGGTGACCGGTTTAGAAATGAACCTGGCGCCGCGCCCGACCCCCCTCCCCCCCTATAACTTCCGACAATGCATCTAATGCGGAGTCCAAGTCGTAACTGCCTGACCTTGAGGGTTTTAAGTGCGTTTTCGGGCTAATTCCTGCCTCGTAACTCGTTGATTATCAGTGACCGCATTACAGCTGATACGGCGTGGATCCTAGTGTGCAAACAGGCATACCATATATTGTGGTGTCAGAGCCCTGATTGAGAGCCAGGGCACACCATAAGGGTTGTTGGTTCCTGGATTGCACCACTCGCAACCGTTCCCCATCTCACGCTCTGGTTCCCTGTTTGGCCTACCTACTCATTAATCACGCTACGGCCTACTGTGAGGGATCCTGAGGCCTTTAAGACACCATCTGGCAGTCTGATCTTATGCCTAGATATGCGAACAGAGTGGACCGCAATCATGCGGAGGTGAAGAAGGACCTGGAGGCTGCGTTGCCTGGGGTTAGTGTATTTGACGCCTTTGGGGCTGGGAAGGGCTTTCCTGACCTCGTAGTGGGTTACCGGGGGCTGACATACCTGTATGAGGTGAAGGACGGTGAGAAGAGCCCTAGCGCTCGTAAGCTAACGAATGCGCAGCTGGGTTTTCATGGGAACTGGCAGGGGCATGTGGCAGTGGTCTGCAGTGCGGAGGAGATCCTGGCTGACATGCTGGAAAGGAGCCTGGCGCGATGAGTGGATTGATTGATGTTGGTCCCTGGATGCCTGCATTGCGTCGTAAGTCCCGGAAGCTTGTTGTGCTGCAGGAGTTGGAGGCAATGGTGTTGCGTGTTGAGGATGAGGATGAGCGGGTAAGGCTGCAGGCTTTGGCTGACCTGGTGAGGGAGCTGTGATAGCGCACGCTTTAGCACATGCTAGAGCATATGGTTAAGCATATGGTTAAGCATATGCTTGAGCACTTGCTTGAGAAGACGCTAGCGGGCTGTGTGTCCTGGGGGCTTCAACAACAACCTAGAAAACAAGTGTTGTTGGTGGTGTAGAACGCACACCAACTAGAGCCCAGGCACCACCGCAGCATCTATAGTCAGCTATATGCGGCGGTGGTGGTCAGCGTTCTCGACACATTGCCGGGACATGTCGATATGCTCGACAGTTTTCGACAAGTGACGTGATTGCTCGTGAGATGTCGTGGCGGTTATGATTCGGCCAGTGTAGTGAAACGCTTCTCTAACTCAGCGCGACAGGCTTCCGGGTCGTAAAAGACACGTCGTCCAACTTTGACAAATGGAAGATATCCTTTCGCTTTCCAATTCATCCAAGTGCGCAGACCAGGACGAGCTTCCTCGTGAAAGATTGCGTCAATGCACCGGGCTGCATCGACTAGCTTATTGCGAGCATTATGATCGTTCATATCGTTCAGTGTGACTGCTTAGAAAGGGATCTCATCCTCATCTGAGGTTACGGCTGCAGCGGGCTGTGATACCTGGGGAGTGGCGTTGGCTGCGATTGCGTTCCAGTCTGTTTGTGCAGCTGCCTGGGGTGCTTGGGATGGCTGTGCTTTAGGCAGTGGAGCTATTCTCCAGGCCTGGAGGTTAACGTAGTATTTGCCGTTGTATTCATTTCCTCGCAGGTTGAATGACACTCGGATCATATCTTCAGCGTTGAGGCCGTTAGTGAGCTCGGTGTTTTCTTTGAAGAGGTCGAAAGCGATTTTCTGTGGATATTTGTCATGGGTTTCGATGACGATTTGTCTTTTAGTAAATCCGGATGGAAAGCTTTGAATTCCTCCGACGACTTTGAGTGTTCCTGTTATCTCGTACGTGTCCATTGGTTGTGATGAAATGATTGTAGTGCTCGAGATCATCAGCAACTAAGAGTGATCATTTCTTCAACTTAGTTCGCTGACTCACGTGTACTCTCGCGTGCTCTTGTGTGGGGATAAGATTTTTGTATTTTATCCTTTTTAAGCATTGACGAATGTCGTTAAAATTTTTCTTAGAGATAGTAATATTACTCCGTAGGCGTTGCCTACTGCGCGGTGTCTTACGCCACCTTTGCTGGTGTGGTTTTTTAGAAGTAAGGTTTAGAAGTCAGGTTTAGACAGTGGGTGATTAAATCTCCGGTATGAAGAGACTTATCCTCTGGGGTGCCCTGGTAGTGGGTACTGGGTTGGTTCTAGCGCTTACAAGCTGCGCTGGATTGAAGGTATCAATTGAAAGCGAGCTCGATGCTAACGCTGGTGGACTGCTCAACCTGTTCGAGTAATGAAGAAGCCTGCGTTAAAATCTAAAACGATCTGGCTTGGTTTATTGACCTCGGTTGTCTCGGTTGTGGGAGCAAAGTTCCCGGAGACAAGGGAGTTCCTGAACGAGAACTGGAACGTGGTTGGAGCTATCCTGGGAGGACTGATAATTGTCCTGCGAGGATTGACTGGAAAGCCGTTAAAGCTTTCGAGCGATTAAGCGACGTGCTTCATCAGCGTCTCGTGCATAGCGTTAAGAATGGTCTTAGTCGCTGGCCCGGAAAGGTTGGAGAACAGTTGATGTCTTGCTGTTGTTGCATCGACCGCATCGATATTCACCGTGACTGATACTGGCTGCTTATTTGGCAGCACGTTATCTATGACTGTGTCTGCAATCATTGTCCGTTTAGAGATCTCGGATGCGAGGCGCGGTTCACCTTTCTTGGCTTGAGCTAATAAGTGTGCCAGGGCATCTGGGCAGGTGTCGCTAAGCTCTGCCAGGGCGCCCAGGAAGCTATGCAGTAGCTCCTCGGCCTGATCCAGGTGGCTGAAGCCTTGGAGGACCGCCTTGAGGGTCCCTTCCCTGTTTTCGTCGAATGACAGCGTTACCTTCTGCGTAGCGCCCGGAATAACGGTAAGATCTAGTTCGTCCATAATCGATTTGTTGATGATACCCTAAGATTCCCGGTGACTTCACATCCAAAATATCAAAGGCGGCATCACTTGAATCAATACTTAATCTGACCCATAAAGCATTGACCAAGAGCTCTTTTCTACTTTTGCCTCCGGGTTTGCAATTAAAAATGGTGACTAGTTTTGTAAGTCAGGAAAAAGCTTACGACGACTATTGGCAGTCCTTGATGATCAGGATTGGCTGCGCATGCTCGGACACCTAGTGGTAGGGTTTCTCTGTGGATCCCGAAATGTTTTCGCTAGTCGAGCACGGCGGCCTGATAGGGCTGCTTTGTTTGGCCTGCTGGTTCCTTTCCCGCAGGAATGATGTCCTGGTGAACAAGGTCGAAAGCCGATATGACGCCGAATTGTGCGAGGTAAGGCGGCGCCTGGACAGTTGCGAGCAAGACCGAGAAAAGCTCCACGACACAATAACCGCAATCCTTCAGGATAGAGATGAGCAGTGATCGACTTGAATACGAGGCGTTTTTGGAGGCGTTGCAACTGAGGCATTTCAGCCCTCGCGAAATTACGAATTACTCGAAAGCCGAGCGCGGTGGCGTGACCAATTCGATTCCTGACCGCTCGCTATGGAAGAACATCGTCGTCCCTCTATGGGTTTTGGATCAGCTTCGGGAGCATATCGATCTCCCGATCCGCATCACGTCAAATTATCGGAGCCCTAAATACAATAAGCAGGTCAAAGGGAGCCCTCGCAGTTTCCATTTAAAAAACGGGGCTCTTGATTTCCAGATCGACGGCATGAGCCCAGGGCGGGCATTTGATCACCTTAACCGTATGCGAAACGCAGGCTGCTTTACGGGAGGCCTGGGCGCTTACCCAACATTCACTCACATTGACTGTGGCCTGAGAGGCCGCAATGCAACCTGGTAGACCTATGCTAGCAATCGGCACAACACTTTCGAATTCTCTTACCTCAACCCGCCAGGCAGAAGGCACCAGGTCGTCTTCATCGATGCTGTTTGACGGAACGGACGACGTCATAACCACGAACGCCGACAGCACGCTGGCAACGAAGACTTATTCGTTCTGGGCAAAAAGTAGCACTACATCAAGGACTGCCGTCTGGGACCACGGAGCAAGTGTAGGTGGAGTGTTTTTCTTTAACTGGGGAGACAAGCCCATTCTTTATAACGGTAGCGGCTATTATATTTTTTGGGAAGACAACCCAGCACAAGATGACGGACTTTGGCACCACTGGCTCCTTTATCAAAAGCACGATGACATCGCTGCGAGTAAGCTGTATTGCGATGGTGTCCTACAGTCAGTTACCTCGACCTCTACCGGAGATGGCGCTGGAACTGCTTTTACAACAGGTATTCAAATTGGCTCTCAACACTATTCGTTTAACGGCTCCCTAGATGAGTTTGCCATATTCACTGGGGACCAATCAGCACTAGCCGACGAACTTTATAACAACGGACGCCCGACGAATCTTAGCAGTTACTCCACGCTCGACCACTGGTTCCGCATGGGTGAAGGCAAGCTGGGCACTAAGAGTGACGGGGAGAGCAACCTGCTGTTTGACCAAGGACCGAATGGTGGACTGGGGAGTGAGCTAATGAAAGCTGACGGGGACCTTTATGGGACCGGTGGGTTTTCTAATTACACCGGTAACATTCTATCATTCCCTAATGGAACTGCTGCGAATATTGAAAGACCAGCGAGTGGAGGCAATCAGCAAGGTGGGTATTTTCGGTTAAGAACAACCGGGGCAGACGCATCAGCCGCGACACAAGACCTCGTTGTGGGGCAGAACTACGAGCTGTCTTTTGATTTTTTAACAAACGATTCGGATGCTTACCCAAGACTTTACCAACCGACAGGTTATTACGAGTTTCCCGCAGGAAGTGGACGCAAGAGTTATTGTTTCACAGCACAAAATGCAACGAGTCAATTCGTCAACGCGCAAAACATCGACAATGGCAAGTTTGTTCAGTTCTCAGGGATTACTCTGAAGAAGATTGCTAATTCCGGCACCATCAATGGCCCTCGGATTCAAGCGGACGGCGGCACGGAGCTGGTTACTAATGGGACGTTTGATACGGACTC